ATATTAGTCATTATACAAATAAAAGCTCACCTGTTGAGTATTGGATAGCACTTGAGCCTGAATCAACTTATACAGTTTAACTTAGGAAATTTATATTATGGAAACTTTTTTGTGGGTGGAGAAATACCGCCCAAACGCTATTCGTGATTGTATCTTACCAGACAATTTAAAGAAAACATTTACAGAATTTGTCAATGATAAACATATACCAAATCTAATTTTATCAGGTGGCCCAGGCGTAGGCAAAACTACTGTCGCCAAAGCAATGCTTGAAGAAATTGGTGCAACGTATATGATGATAAATGGTTCTGAAGAATCTGGTATTGATATATTACGAACTAAAATTAAAAACTTTGCATCCACTGTTTCTCTTGAAGGTGGACGTAAATATATTATCTTAGATGAGGCAGACTATCTAAATGCTCAATCTACTCAACCAGCACTGCGTGGTTTTATGGAAGAGTTCCATAAAAACTGTGGGTTTATTCTAACTTGTAATTATAAAAATAGATTAATACCACCACTACATTCACGATGTAGTATAGTTGATTTTATTATACCAAAAGAACAAAAACCAAAACTTGCTCAAGACTTCTTTATTAGAGTTCAAAATATTCTCAATAAAGAAAAAGTTAAATTTGATCCAAAGGCTGTTGCTGAACTTCTAAATAAATTCTTTCCAGACTGGCGTAGAGTTTTAAATGAACTTCAAAGATATTCTGCATCTGGTATTATAGATGCAGGCATCTTAGTAAATATATCTGATTCTAATATAAATGAACTTATGCATTCTTTGAGAGAAAAGGAGTTTACTAATGTTCGTAAATGGATTGTACAAAATTTGGACAATGATCCTGTCCGTATTTTTAGGCGTGTATATGACAGTCTCTATGATTTTCTTGATGGTTCTACTATTCCCCATGCTGTTGTTATTCTTGCTGATTATTCTTACAAATCAGCCTTTGTCGCAGACCAAGAAATAAATCTACTTGCCTGTATGACAGAATTGATGGGGCAGGTAAAGTTCAAATGAGTTATGAATTAAAAGATTACTTAAATTCAATTAATCATAAGAAAGATAATCTTATGGATACTGATGATGAAATGTGGGAAAAGAAATATCCACCTTTTATTATCAACAAGTGTCTGGCACCATTTCCAGATACTATTATGCTTGTTAATGAAATGAATATTAGAAACCATCTAGATAACAAGTTACAATTCGACTTTTTCCTAAATAGTGTTAGACCGCGGAAAAGATATACGCCGTGGATGAAGGCGAGTAAAGTAACGAATCTAGAGTATGTTAAAGAGTATTATGGATACTCAAATGAGAAAGCAAAGTCTGCTCTTGATGTACTTGATGATGATCAGATAACGGCTATCAAAGATAGCTTGAATAAAGGTGGAAGAAATGGAAAACATTAATTGGACACAGGAGCATATGCTTGAAGTGGTTTTAAAAGAACCAGATGATTTTTTAAAGATACGAGAGACACTATCTCGTATTGGTGTAGCTTCTAGAAAAGAAAAAAAACTATATCAGTCCTGTCATATTTTACATAAACAGGGAAAATATTTTATCGTACATTTTAAAGAACTATTTGCACTTGATGGAAAACAAACAAACTTATCAGAAAATGATATCGCAAGACGTAACAGAATTGCAACCTTGTTAGGTGATTGGGGTTTGGTAGAAATAAAAGGTAATACTGATCCTATAGCTCCACTAAGTCAAATTAAAATAATTTCGTTCAAGGAAAAAAATGAATGGTTGCTCGAAACTAAATATAACATAGGTAAAAAACGAGAGGGTTAGTCTTGGAAGCTTTCAAGTCATTCATATCTGAAGAAAAAGATGAAAAGTATAAAGTTGTAATTCTCACTGTTGAACATGGTGATAAGTCTATAACTTCAAAGAAGTTAGCAAAAGAAGCAACTAAACTTGGATTGCAAAATATCACCGTTCAATTTAATGGTGCTACTTTAAGATATGATGATGGTAACCATTTTATTCACGCAATGGATGATGATAAAGGTTTTAAAGTTAATTCTTCTGATACTATTATTTTTATTAGAGGTACACCAACTAAAGATAGTCATTTAGATTTAATTTCAGAATTTGAAAGATTAGGTTATTGTATAATAAACAATAGAACAACTATTAATATATGTGCCGATAAATATCGTAACTATGTTAGGTTAAAAGATTATGGTTTAACACAACCAAAAACAATTTTAATTCCAAATAAAGAAATGGTAGACGTATCACTAGAAAGATTAGATACTAATTTTCCTGTCATTATGAAAACACTAAGAGGCTCTAAAGGTGTAGGTGTTTTATTCATAGAGTCTAAAAAATCCTTAGATGCTATTGTACAACTTGTATATAAAACTGATGAGAATAGTGATTTATTAATTCAAGAATATATTAAAACAGACTTTGATGTTCGTGTTATAGTATTAGCTGGTCGTGTTTTGGCAACAATGAGAAGAGATGTTGTAGAGGGTGATTTTAGATCAAATTATTCTCAAGGTGGAAATGTTTCTCCATATAAACTAACTTCTATGGAAGAAAAACAATGTTTATTGGCTGCTAAAGCTGTAGATGGTATTTTTACTGCTGTTGATTTTATTCCAGCAAAAAATAAACTAATTAATCCACCATACATATTAGAAGTTAATAGTTCGCCAGGAACAGATGGTATTGAAGAAGCAACTAATGTTAATATTTCTAAAGAAGTACTAACACATTTCTTAAATCCTGCAGTAAGATATTCTGTACCTAGTCAGTGTGGATACCATGAAGTTGTTGAGATAGAACCTTTTGGTGAACTAATTGCTAAGTTTGATACAGGTAATTCAGTGTTATCAGTATTACACGCTGAAGATATTAAAGTTTCTGGTAATAAAATAACATTTACTAGCGGTGGCAAAACAATTACCACTAACTTAGTAAAAGAATACAAAGCACAAACTGGTGCTGGTGTAGATGAAAGATATGTTGTACAATTAAACTTAACATTTTCTGGTTCAACATATGAATTTATGTTTGGTTTAGATGACAGAACTGAATTAGGAACAGATGTATTATTAAATAGATTTGTAATGAATAAACTTAATGTTATGGTAAATCCACAAAGAAAATTTTTAGTGACAACAAAGAAAGATATAGAATGAAATATGCAGTAATGTTTGAACCTTTTGATAAATTTGAATATGTATGTGAAAATGATGAAAATAATTTTTGGGTTACAGGTTCTAATCCAAAATATTTTAAAACAAAAAAAGAAGCAGAAAAAGAAGCTAAAAAATGGAACACTGGAAAAGTAGTGGAAATTAAGGAGAAAAACGAATGAGTATGAGTGCACAATTAGTAAAGGCAGCAAGAATGCATGCTGAAGGTGAGTTGGAAAGAGCCAAAACAAATATCATGGTTTATATGAATCAAAGTGTTGGTATTGGTGAACATAGTGATATTGTTGAAGCTATTCAAGAAGAACTTGATAAAATGGCTATGGCAGAAGATCGTATCGAAATGCTTAATAAGTATTTTGCACCCACTGTAGAAGCTAAAGAATTATTACAAGAAGATGATAATGCACAATTAAATATTAATTTTGAAGATGGTGCTGTTGGAGAAACAGCTATTCCACACGGCAAAGATGTAACTATTCAGTTATAGAATAATTGCATAATAAACTACTTGACATTACAACTGAATTGTGATATATTTACATAATGAACTTCTATACAAATATTGTCCAGTGGGGCAACTTTCTTCTATTAAGAGAAACAGTAAATGGTGAACGTATTAATCGTAGGATTAAGTATTCACCAACTCTTTACGCACCTGTTGCAAAACCTACAGAGTGGAATACCCTTGATGGTAAGTATGTAACACCTATTAAACACAATACAATTAAAGAAGCCAAAGAATGGGTTGAACAATATAAAAATCAATCTCATTTAGTTTATGGTAATAATCAATTTCAGTATTGTTATCTTGCTGATCAATATCCTAAATCTGTAAATTGGGATATTGATAATATTTTAATTGTAACTATTGATATTGAGGTTGCTTGTGAGAATGGATTTCCAAGTCCAGAACAAGCTATTGAACCACTGTTATCAATCACAGTAAAAAATCACCAAAACAAAAAGTTTGTTGTGTGGGGTGTTGGTGAATTTAATAATACGCGTGATGATGTAACTTATATCGAATGTGAAAGTGAAAGACATCTGATACAAGAATTTCTTGTGTTTTGGGAAAAACATCAGCCAGATATTATTACTGGCTGGAATACAGAATTTTTTGATATTCCTTATCTTTGTAATCGTATTAAAAATATTTGTGGTGAAGATGAAATTAAAAGGCTTTCGCCATGGGGTAATGTTTCTTCGCGTGAAATATTTCAAATGGGCAGAAAACATCAAGTTTATGATATTCAAGGTATATCTCATTTAGATTACTTTGACCTTTATCGTAAGTTTACATATACAAATCAAGAGTCTTATCGACTAGATCATATTGCGTTTGTTGAACTTGGTGAACGTAAAGATGGTAATCCATTTGAAACCTTTCGTGATTGGTATACTAAAGACTTTCAATCTTTCATTGAATACAACATTATGGATGTGGAAATTGTTGATAGACTAGAAGACAAGATGAAGTTAATTGAACTTTGTCTCACTATGGCTTATGAAGCCAAAGTAAACTATATGGATGTTCTTGGTTCTGTTAAGTATTGGGATATCCTTATATACAACTATTTGCGTGGTAAGAATATTGTAATTCCACAAAAACGAAAATCAGATAAGTCAGATAAATTTGAGGGTGCTTATGTGAAAGACCCGCAAGTAGGAATGCATAAGTGGGTTATGTCTTTTGATTTAAATTCACTATATCCACACCTAATTATGCAATATAATATTTCACCAGAAACACTTGTGGGTCAAGAAAAAGTAAAGGGTATGTCTGTAGATAAACTTCTTGATAAGAAAGTTGATACATCAATACTAAAGGATGCTACACTAACTCCAAATGGTGCTTTGTTTAAAACTACCAAAAGAGGGTTTCTACCAGAGATTATGCAGTCTATGTATGATGATCGTGTGAAGTATAAAAAACTAACTTTACAGGCAAAACAAAATTATGAAAATACTAAAGACCCCAAATTACTTAAAGACATTTCCAAATACAACAATATTCAACTTGCTAAAAAGATTTCTCTCAACTCTGCATATGGTGCTATTGGGAATAATTGGTTTCGTTATTACGATTTGTTGGTTGCTGAAGCTATTACTACTTCTGGTCAGTTATCTATACGTTGGATTGAACGTAATCTTAATGACTATCTTAATGACTTGTTGGAAACAGATAACGAAGATTACGTTATTGCGTCAGATACAGACTCAGTATATATTACTTTTGACCGATTGGTTAGTAAAGTGTTTAAAGAGAGTACAGATACTTCAAAAATTGTCAACTTCATGGACAAGATCGCTAGAGATAAGATTGAACCTTTTATTGATAAAAGTTATCAAGATTTGGCTTCGTATGTAAATGCATATGAACAAAAGATGCAAATGGCTCGAGAGGCAATTGCTGATAAAGGTATCTGGACTGCAAAGAAAAGATACATTCTTAATGTTTGGGATATGGAAGGTGTTAAGTATCAAGAACCACAACTCAAGATTATGGGTATTGAGGCTGTTAAATCAAGTACACCTGCACCATGTCGGGCAAAGATTAAAGAAGGTCTAAACATCATTATGAGTGGTGATGAAAAACAAATGAATAATTTTATCCAAGATTTTAGAAAAGAGTTCATGGAGTTACCACCAGAAGATATTGCTTATCCTCGCTCAGTAAATGGACTTTCAAAGTTTAGTGATCCTAATCAGATGTTTGCAAAAGGTGCACCTATTCATTGTAAAGGTGCAATCTTATACAACCATTTAGTAAAGAAAAACAAGCTTGGTAGAAAGTATCCTTATATTCAAGAAGGTGATAAGATTAAGTTTTTACATCTACGTGCACCAAACATTTATCAATGTACATCTATATCTTTTATGACACAACTTCCCAAGGAACTTGACTTTCATAAAATTATTGATTACGATACACAGTTTGAAAAGTCGTTTGTAGAACCACTAAACTTTATTCTAGAAAAGATTAATTGGTTAGTGGATAGAAGTTATGGAACACAAGGAAGTCTAGAAGATTTCTTTGTATAAAGTTAAGGAAAATAATGTACAAGGTTACAGCATATTTTAGAAATAAAAAAATTGTACGAAGTTTTTATGAGTTATATGATGCAATAGATTTTAGAGATACTATTGATGCACACTATCCCCTAAAGGTAACATTTGAGAAAGGAAGAACAATGAAAGAATGGGTATATGAATGTTGGACAAGTGTAATGGATGCAGATAAGAATCCACTTAGACACATTCCAAACACCAATACAAGACATATGATATTACAAATACTAGCATGGATGTGGTGTATTGTGTTTTCATTTTACACTGGTAGTTTTTTTGTGTTTGGATTTAGTGCAATTGCTCATGTAATAATATTAGGTGCTATTGCTATTACTGTAGGAACATTTGAAACTGCTAAAAGAAAACCACAAATATTTGGTGGATACAACGGCAGAGGTCGTGGTGGAGAGCACGAATAATTGATTGATAAATTACTAGAAAATGAAATCAGTAAAGTATCTGATTCCAGTAAATGTGCTGTGCTATTGAGTGGGGGCGTAGACTCTATCTCAGTGGCATTTGCTGCACAAAGATTAGGTAAAACAATTCATGCATATAGTTTCTGTCTAGATACACATGAATCATATGATTACATGAAAGCTAAAGAGATTGCTGACATCTGTGAGTGGAAATTTACAGGTATCAAAGTTCCAACTAATAATCTAGTTGAAGATTTTCATAGACTAGTAAAATTAGATTGTAGAAAGAAAACTCATTTTGAATGCGTATATCCATTTCTATATGTATATCCAGAAATTAAAGAAACAGAAGTATTATCTGGTTGGGCAGCTGATGGGTATTATGGTATTAGTAAAAAAGCCATGATGCATTTCAAACATACACAGGAATTATTTGATAAGTTTAGAGATAATTACTTTAGGCCTGATATGTGTGCTGGTTATAATTGGCACAAGAAAGTTGCAGATATGCATAGTAAAAAGTTTATTACACCATATCTAACTGATAGTGTCAAGAACTTTTTCTATAGTAAGAGTTGGGATGAACTGAATAAACCCACTCAAAAGCATCATGTAAGAGATGCATTTAATGAATTTAAATTAGTAGGAAATGTAAAAAAGCACTTGAACTTACAGATAAATTGTGGTATAATAGAATTATTTGAAACACTAATTGATGATAAAGAAATAAACTTTAAGAGTAGAAAAAGAATAATGGATATATGTAGGGATTGGAACGTGCTAAATAGTACGAACACTTTAGAGGAGTTTTTCGTATGAAATATAAAAAGTACAATTTACAAGATGTGTATGATGGAGAAGCACAAAACAAGTTTAATGTAATATCTACTTTTGCAGGTGGTGGTGGTTCTTCTACAGGTTATCGTTTGGCAGGTGGTAAAATACTTTGTATCAATGAGTTTGTAGAAGAGGCAAGAAATACATATGCAGAAAACTATCCAAATACTCCTATCTTACCAGATGATATAAAAGAACTTACAGGACAAGATTTACTTACAGCTGCTAATATTAAAGCTGGAGAAGTTGATATTCTAGATGGTTCACCACCATGTTCTGCATTCTCAATGGCTGGTGCAGTTGTTCAAGGTGGTGGTCATTCAAAAGGTTTTGGTAAAACTAAAAAGTATTCTGATGGTAAGAAAGTAGAAAACATTGAAGATTTGTTTTTTGAGTTTCTTAGAGTTGCTGAAGAGATTAAACCAAAAGTAATTGTTGCAGAGAATGTGGCAGGTCTTATGATGGGTGAAGCAAAACAATACTATTATAAAATTACAAATACATTTGAAAAGATTGGTTATGATGTATCCTCTATGGTTCTAGACTCATCACATTATGGTGTACCACAAACTAGAAAGAGAGTTATTTTTATTGCTGTTCGTGAAGATGTAACTGAAGCTGTTGGTCTTACGTTTATGAATATTGCTGGTATCTTTCCAGAAAAGTTTACAGATGCTATTACTTGTGGTGATGCATTTAGTGACCTAGAGTATGACCAAGAAGAAATAAAGATGTTGACTGAAAAGTTTGCAAAAGGTTCACACTTTGAAACAGCATCTAAGATGCCACTTGATCCAGACAAAGTATTGACTGGCTGTGACTTCCATCCAAAAGGTCACCACTTTAATATGAAAAGAATTTCAAGACATAAACCATCTCCCACTATCACGGCTTCTGGTGGTTG